CGGTAGTCTTTCCGTCATTCTCATTATCATGTTATGGATGTATTCCTGCATGTATATCATACTGATTGGAGCATATATAAATTTATACTTCCGTCCGGTTAATAAAGTACTGATCAGAAGATACCGCATGAAAAAAAGGCAAAGGACTATCTGATATCCTGAAAATTTTAGGAAAATTTTAGTGTCAAGGTTTTTTTGCAAAGTTGGCAAAGTTTTAAAATTAAATGCGAAAAGAGTTATTTAAACTCTATCGCATTTATTTTTTTTATCCTAAAAAAATGTAGTAAAAATGCGGTATAGAGCGAAACTCTACCGCATTTTTTTATTTCTTAAAAACAGAGGTCAGGAGGTGAGAACATGAGAAAACCGTACAAAAAAATAAGCTATAAGGACAGGCAAACCATAGAACAAATGTTTGAAAAAGGTGCAACGCCTAAAGAATTAGCCACAGCAACCGGCGTACACATAGCAACCATTTACAGAGAGTTACAAAGAGGCAATGAAAACGGCAAGTACAACGCAGAGATAGCACAGAGAGCAATTTAAAAAAATAATAAGGAAAGAGGTAAAAAACTATGATGAAGGAAGAATTTGAAAAAATAGCAAAAACGGAAGTTACCGATGGGCAATACGAAGCAATCGAAAAACTGTATACGGAATGCAAGTTAGATAAATTTGATTTTGTGAAGAGTATCAGACCACTTATAAAACATTTAAAAGAAATCAATATCAAGCCTCCAAGAATTGTAATAGTTGAAATGCCAGATAACAGCGGACACTATACAACACCTAACGGATGTTGGGAACATCTTATTGATTGTGAAGTTGTTAAGGAGACAACATTTAATATTTCCACAGGCAAGACAACAAAGCCAGTTGTAAAGAAAATTCCTAAAAGTTATCGGTTGGGATATGGAAAAGCAAAGTATGAGGATGTAGGAAAATTATTTAAAGACAATTACTTTGATTTTCAAGTTGAATTTGCATAACGGAGGTTTAGCACATGAAGCGATTTGAAAAAGGTAAACAATACCCTTTACATTTTAAATCTAAAAAGTGGAACGAATTAGCAGGAGCCGTTGAAGTTACCGAAATAGAGTATTTTCAAGAACCGAAAGAAATAAGCGAACAAAACACAGCGGCGGCAATATTCCAAATAGGAAAAGCGTCTATTAGATATGTGGATACAAAATATTACAAAAACAAACATTTTGAAGTTCGGATCGTAGGATATTTTAAAACAGAGCATAACGAAAAAGAAGAATCCTGCCTTTCATTAGATAACAAGTTTTATTTTCCGGTTTTTCTGTATTAAAACGGCGGCACATAACCGCCAGTAAGCGAGTGTAACATGTGAAAGCATAAACAATACTAGTTGCGTATATGTGAGTAGCAGGGTTAACGGAGTATTGGACGCAATACAAAAAAAGCCGTGGTGGTTCAATCCCATCCACTCGTACTTGTAGAAGGTTGGCAACCTATACGAAGAAGGCAGCAGGTCAAAAGCTGTATTTCTGGATACCATGGAAAAATGACGGTGGGCGTACCTAACCAGAAAGTGCGTGGACGGTTAACAGGTTTTTATCAATTTTTTAAGGCGAAAAATTGAAACATGGTATTACACAAGCCGGAAAAATGGTGATATGGATGCATAAACCAAGGGAACCGCCGAAAGGAGAAGGGAGAATTGAAAGAGGAATACAGAGAAATAGATCCGGAATTGCTAAAACTGATAAATGGGAACGCATGGAGTATTGAGAACATGGATGCACATGGAGCAGGTGGGCGTTCCACTACATACATAGGCAGCAGAAAAGAAAAACATACAGTTTACGACTATTACAGAGATAACGCAGGAGCGTTCTGGTATAAAAGCCGTGCAATACTGCCTTCGGGCGAAATCGTAAGCATGGAGCGGTATATATTCGGGCATGAGATAAGAAAAAACACTTATCCACGATACAAAAATAAATAGAAAAATAGCCGATACGTTGGCAGCGTAACGGCTAAGTTGGTGCAAATGCAATAATTCAATCTATAAAAAATTATACCATTTATTGCGTTTGCCGTCAAGCGAAAAAACGGCAATTTCAAGCCGTTTTGGACTTGTTCAAACTATTAACTTTAGGATCCCTAGAGGAAATTTAGAAACGCAAAGGGGTGTAATTTTATCATGGCATATTTTAAGACAACCATAGAGGCAGGGGCAACGATAGAGGTAACAAAAAGTTATACAAAGAGAGTGGGGGTAAAGTCAAAAGGGAATAAAGAGCAGCCAACACCGGAGGAAATGGAAAAGGTAAACCAGATAAACGCAGAGAGGAACCTGCGAATAAAGATAAATGCAAATTTCAAAGTTGATGATCCGTTTATCACATTGACATACAGAAAAGACGAACGCCCAACGCCAGAACAGGCAAAGAAGAACATTAAAAAATTGATAGACGGTTTACGCAAGGAATATAAAAAAGCCGGTGAGGAATTAAAGTATATCAATGTCACGGAGTACAAAAACAAAGCCATACACCATCATTTACTGATAAATTCCGTAGATGGTTTTGATTCTGCAAAAGTGGTTAGAAAATTATGGGGGTTTGGCAGACCAGATTTTAAATATCTGGACAACACCGGACAGTATAAAGATTTGGCGGCGTATCTCATAAAAGAAACATCAAAGACCTTCAAGGAGAACGAAGGGGGGCATATGCAGCGGTACAGTTGCAGCCGCAACTTGATTATGCCAACGCCGAAGGAAGAAATAATAAAAAAGGCTACAAGGTGGATACCGGATCCAAGACCGATAAAAGGTTACTACATAGATCAAGACACGGTATATAACGGCGTGGATCCATTCACCGGCAGGCAATTCCAACGGTACACAATGGTTAAATTATCCGGTAGCAGCGGTTAGGTGATATATGGATAAGTAAAAGCAAAATAAACGGCGTATCTAGTAATTACTGGACGGCAAGCAAATTTTAAGGATGTGGATAACTTGAAAGTAAATATTTACATAAAATACCGGTTCAGAGGCAACCCAAGAGGCGCAGGAGAGGCGGCGGCAATAATAGAATACATTGACAAGACCGGAAAGGCACACATAAGGCAACAACAGATCCGGATCGAGCATGACACCAAAAACGCACTTGCATTAAAAATATGCATAAATACCATGCGGCTACTGCTAAAGCGGTGCGAGGCAATGATCTTTATAGATTGCGAGTATTTAAGGAATGCACACCGGCAGGGATGGGTTACTAAATGGCAGCAGGACGGATGGAAAAAAGCAAATAAGAAACCACCGGCAAACTTAGAGGACTGGAAACAATTTTACATGCTGACACAAATACATAGCGTGCAGTTTGAACCATATAACAGCCGGTACGAAACCGAGTTAAAAAATATATTAGGAGGACAGGTGGAAAAATGAAATACATGGGATCGAAAGCAAAAATAACAAAATATATCGTTCCGATCATACAAAGCCATATAGCAGTAAGCGGCAGCAGCACATACATAGAACCGTTTGCCGGTGGGTGCAATGTAATTGATAAAGTGAAAGCGAAAGACCGGATTGCAGCAGACAAAAACGAATATTTAATAGCACTATTCAGACACCTGCAGGCAGGCGGCGAGTTGCCGGAGGCAGTATCGAAAGAAGAATACAGCAGGGTAAGGGCAAATATAACAGAGTTTCCGGCGTGGTATGTCGGGGCGGTTGGCTTTCTTGCCTCTTATAACGGCAGGTTTTTCGATGGCGGCTATGCCGGTATCGGGAACGAAAAAGGCAGAATAAGGGATTATTACCAAGAAAGCAAGAACAATATTTTAAATCAGCTACAGCAGGGTGGCATATCCGGCATTGATTTCATGCCATGCGATTATAGGGATTTTAAGCCGCAAGGGTGCGTTATTTATTGTGATCCGCCATATGAGGGAACAAAAGAATACGGAAACGCAAAGAAATTTGATTATCCAGAATTTTGGCAGGTAATGAGGGAGTGGAGCCAAGACAATGTTGTTTTCATTTCAGAGTTGCAGGCACCGGACGACTTTATAGTGGTTTGGGAAAAAGAAGTTGATCGCAGCATGAAAGCAAAAGAGCATTTCAGAGCGACAGAAAAACTATTTGTATGGGAGGGGGTAAGATGCAAAAAAGAATTGGCTTGATAGATGTTGACGGTCATAACTTCCCTAATTTACCGCTTATGAAATTATCAGCATACCACAAGGCAGCAGGCGACAAGGTGGAATGGTACGAACCACTATTTCATTACAAGGGCGAACCGTTGGATCGGGTGTATATGTCAAAAGTGTTTACCTTTACACAAGATTATGAATACTACGTAAATGCAAAAGAGATTGTGAAAAGCGGAACCGGTTATTTTTATCCGAACGGAGGTAAACCGCTAAAAGAAGAAATAGAACACATTTATCCTGATTACGAACTTTACAACATTAACAATACGGCATGTGGCTTTTTAACAAGAGGTTGCCCTAGAAATTGTAAATTCTGCATAGTTGGAAGTAAAGAGGGATTGAAAAGCATTAAAGTAGCCGACTTAAAGGAGTTTTGGAAAGGTCAAAAGAAAATAAAGCTATTGGATCCTAACATATTAGCAGCGAAGGAACATGAAGAACTACTAAAACAGTTAGCGGCAGCAGGCGCATGGGTGGACTTTACGCAGGGATTAGATGCGAGATTATTAAATGAGGAAAACATAGGGTTAATAAAAAGCATCAAGTTAAAAATGGTTCATTTCGCATGGGATAACATGAAAGATGAAAACATCATTGTTCCAAAACTAAAGTTATTCAAAGAAAAAACCATGATAGACAAGCGGAAAGCAGCGGTTTACATATTAACAAATTTCAATAGTACATTTTCGGAAGATCTACACAGGGTTTACACAATCAGAGCATTAGGCATGACACCATATGTAATGATTTACGAAAAGCAGACAGCACCGCAAAACGTATTAGACCTGCAAAGGTGGGTAAACAATAAAATCATTTGGTATAGCAATGAAACGGCAACGTTTGAAGATTACAAGAAAACACCAAGAAAGAGAGGTTAGGCAATGGATAAAGCACGTAAAAGCGGCTACACGGTAAAGGAATCAAAAGGCGGCTATAAAATGTCATATTCCGGCGATTTGGAGGAGGCTTTAGAAAAAGCCAAAGTTGATTTAATTAAAAAGCAGAGCGATCCAAATATGCAATATTGGCAATGGCTGAAAGATAAGGCAACAAAAGAAATTGAGGCGAACCAAAGAGCCATAGAGCGGACGAAGGTTTTTATATCAGCAGCAGAAAGGCAGCTAAAGCAGGAGGACAAAAAAGAATGAAAGTAGATATATTCAGCACAAGCGAGAAATACCAAATCATCTATGCGGATCCACCATGGCAGTATTCAGACAAGGGATGTAACGGAGCGTGTGAGGCACATTACACCACAATGAAATTAGATGAAATTTGTAATTTACCCATCGGGGATCTAGCGGACAAGGATTGTATTTTATTCCTATGGGCGACATATCCGATGCTTAAAGAGGCTATGAAGGTTATTGAAAGTTGGGGGTTTAAGTATAAAACAATCGGGTTTCAATGGATAAAGCAGAACAAAAAAGGTAAAGGCTATTATTTCGGTTTAGGACGTTGGACGAGGGGGAACACAGAACCCTGCCTAATCGCAGTAAAAGGAAAGCCTTTTAAATTCAAAGAAAGCAGTTCGGTAAGCCAGATCATAGAATACCCAATAACAAAACATTCAGAGAAACCGCCAGTAACAAGGGATAAAATTATAGAACTCACAAACGAGGGATTAAACAGAATAGAATTGTTTGCAAGGCAGACAGTGGAAGGGTGGGATTGTTGGGGCAATGAGGTTTAGTAAATTAAATGTTAAAAAAATCTATATCATAAGACCGGAAATAGAAATAGAGTACACGAAACGCCCGATATTAGGCAGGCTATACATAATGTGCAACTACTGGAGGTTTATCAAATTTGGGCGGTGCCAGATTCTAAGCGAAACAACGCACTATTTAGCATTTCCGAGGATTTACAGAAAGGCGGATCATGAGTAAGGGAATAGTAACGGAATACAAAAGTATATGTTTCTTTTGTGGCGATCCGGCAGAATGCGAGCATCATTTATTATTCGGGAATGGTACAAGACCATTAGCAGAGAAGGATGGCTTAAAGGTGCCAAGCTGCAATAGATGCCATAACATGGGCGCAATCAGTGAAAGGATACACGATAACCCGATGGCTGAAAAGCTATCTAAAATGTTAGGTCAGGCAATTTTTGAAAAGGAAATAGGCACAAGGGAAGATTTTAGAAGTAGATACGGCAAATCACATTTGTAGGAGGTGGAAACGTGGCATTATTGGAATTAATGAAAACCTTGCAGGAGAAGGCAGAAAGGCAAAGAAAAGAAGAAAACAGTCTTTTAGAGGGCATCGCCCTGTTATCGGATACTAAAACAGCAGAGGCGGCAGCTAAACTATTAGCAGCCGAGAAACACGCTTATTCTTTTGACGGCTATTTGTATCAGCTTACAAAACTGCAATCGGTCATGGCGGCAGGAGTACCGGCAGAAATAGCACTGGAAGGCGTGGATTGCTGCCTAGACGAACAATTAATTATACTTGCCTACAGAAGGGCACAGAATAGGAGGAAACAATGAATAAATGCCATTTTGCAGGAAGATTGACAAGGGATCCAGAAATCCGGTACACACAGGGAGCGCAGCCGGTGGCGGTAGTAAATTACACATTGGCGGTTGACCGGAAATTTAAAAGAGCAGACGAGCCGAAAGCAGACTTTCTAAATTTTGTCGGCTATGGCACAGTTGCCGACTTTGCAGAAAAATACTTGAAGAAAGGCACAAAGCTAATTATTACGGCGAGATGCCAGACCAGAAGTTACACAAACAGAGATGGTCATAAGGTATATGTTACGGAATTTATCATTGAGGATCAGGAATTTGCAGAGAGCAAAAGGGCAGCAGGCGAACCGGAACCGCTGCCAACGGATCAAGATGGATTTCTCAACATACCGGACGGCATAGACGATGAATTGCCGTTCAATTAGGAGGCGTATCATGGAAATAACAGAGGAAAGGTTAACAGAGGTAGAAAAGGCGTTAAGAATTAAGTTATACGCCTGCCAAAAGGATTTTATTTTAAACGGCGTTCATGCCTGCCCAAATGAGCGTTGCACCGGCTACACAACAGCATATTGCATTAAATTACTTTTGACAGAAGGCGAACCCATAAGGGCATGGGATTTCGGAGAAATGGAAAGGTTGGCAGACGGATGGCATGGCACACGCTACACCGATTTTTTCCGCAGTTTTCTTTATGACCATTACGAAATGTTGAAAGAAAAAGGCGTAAAGGTGCGGCAGGTAGAACTAAAGAAACCAAAGGACGGTTACAGACCACAAACAAATTATTTCAATTAAGGAGGATCAGCAAATGCAAACAATTTCAATCATTAGTTTAAAAGGTGGCGTAGCAAAGACCACAACAGCCGTAAACATGGCGTACACGTTGGCAGCAGTACACAACAAGAAAGTTTTAATAGTGGACAACGACAAGCAGGGCAATACGTCAAAAGCCTTCGATCGGTACAATCCAGAGGACAAGGACACCATCGCAAGGGTGATGTTAGAAAGAAACATTAACGTTTCGGAAATTATCAAGAAAACGCCATATGAAAACATTGATTTAGTAACCTCTAACATGGATTTGTTGGAGGCGAACCTTAGAACCATAGTAGACACCGGACGGCAGCAGCAGACACGCTTTAAAAAGGCTTTTGCGGCAGCAGGCGACTATGATTATTGCATTATAGACAATGCGCCCGATGTGAACATGAGCATTATAAACGCCCTTGTAATGTCAAATGACGTAATAGTGCCGGTCATGATGGATCAATACTCTTTTGACGGTCTGGACATTCTTTTAGACCAGATCGCACAGGTGCAGGAAGATTTTAACGAAAACTTGTTTTTTGCCGGATGCCTCATAACGCAGTATCAAAACAACGATGTGAACAATCAGGGCATAGAATACTTATCAAGTCAAAGAGTGCCGTTGTTTAAGCAATGGATCCGCAGGACGGAAAAGAAAGTAAGCGAAAGCACATTTGTAAAAATGCCGGTTGTGGAATATTCCGTAAGGTGTGGAGCGGCGCAGGATTATAAAAAATTCGTACTTGAATATCTGGAGGGCAGGCAATATGCAAAAGATAGCATTTAAAGTAAAGTGCCCTTATGAGATAGGCGACAGGGTACAATTTGAAAAGTGCGGAAATAAAAAGGTTATGGAAGTAACGGACATCATAACCGAAGTAAGCGCAAAAACCGGCAGGATCACATTTATTTTGGAATTGGATGGATGGTACAAATTAAACACCAATTTGCATGATGTGAAAATATCATAACACCGCATATTTATTAGACGAAATACCCAATTTGGGTACATACAAGGAGGCAGGCAGATGGCATTTAATATAAGCAATTTTTTAAACGAGGAAAGCCGCAAAGAAGTAAAAAGCGACTGGAAACCGATCCGGATCAGTGTGCATAAATTAAGACCGGCAGCAGGCAAAGAAAACTTTTACCATATGGACGATCGGGAAGTGGAAGAAACCGCCCGAACAATTGAGTTAATAGGAATGCAGCAGTATCCAGTTGTTAAGCCGTTAGAGGGTGATGAATACGAGGTTATAGCCGGACACAAACGCCGGTTGGCGGTACTTAAATTATTAGACGAGGGAAAGCCGGAATATGAAATGATTCCCTGCAAGGTAGAAGGCGGCACCGACAGCATAAGGAATGAACTAATTCTAATTTTTACAAATTCTACCCAAAGAAACCGGACAGACTACGAGAAAATGCAGGAAATTAAGAGGGTCAAGGAATTATTAACGGAATACCAGAAAAATAATGAATTGACCGGACGAAGGCAGAACATTATAGCAGAGATTTTAGGAACCAGTAAAACCAAGGTGGGAACGCTTGATAATATAGACCACAATTTGATCGAGCCATTCAAAGCCGAGTTTGCAGCAGGCAAGATAAGCACACATACAGCAAATGAAATAGCCGGTTTAGAGGCAGATGCGCAGCAGGCGTTATATGAAACCTATAAGGAAACCGGATCCATAACCGCCAAAGATGCCAAGGACTTAAAAGAAGAAAACACAAAGGGCGAGGAAACACAAATAGAAGGACAAATGGAGATTTCCGACTGTTTACAGGACAGCGAGAGGCAGCAGGAGCCGCAAAAAGAGGCAGAGCCGGAAGAAACTACACCGGAGCCGGAAAAAGGGCAGGAAACGGCGCAGGACGAGCCACAAAAGCCATTCATGAACGAACCGGAAACCACCGTAACATATAATCAGCCGCAGCCGGACAGAACCGACAAGAAAAGTCTTATCATTAACGGCAGGATTAATCCAAACAAAGAATATAACGGCATGGCGGTAAATTATTTCATGGGCGCAATCATCAATTCGGATCTTTTCAATACGGAGTTTTGGGAAGGTTGGAAAGAATGTGTAAATACGCATTACGCAGAGCCAAAAGCCTTATACATTGCAGATTACGCCGGAATAAAGACCACATACACCATACAGACCGCAGAAACGGAAAAATGCGAGGCACTGTTAACGGATCAAGGTTTAGAGGTTTACAGAGTGGCAGCAGGGCAGCAGGCTATTATCGGCTATGAAGATTTAGCAGAATTAATAGACCTCATGATCTATACAAAGGTTATTGAGATTAAAACAATTGATAGCGATCTGAAATTTTGGGCGCACCGGACGGCTAAAGAATTGGCAACGGTCAGCAGCTACTTAACGGAAAGCGAAATTTGTATATTGCAGGATCTCATGATGCGCTGCAAGGAAAGGGCAGAGGGTAATAAATAATGGCAAATGCTATAACCAAGGATTTGTATGTTAGGACATTGACGGAAACGGAATTTATTAAGATTGAAAGCCGAAACGCAAAGGCAATATGGGAACTTATCGGAGGACAGAAAGACTTTATGTTAGGGGATTCGGTTGTTGCTTTTGCTGAAAGACCGATAGAAAGAGGATTATACAAGGTAGAATGGAAACCTAATAAAGCGGTTTATTACGTGGTACAGTCAGTATTGACAGAAGATAGAGCGTTTTGTTATTCGATTTATTAAGGAGGCAGAACATGAAGAAACGACCTTTAATTTTTATCAATATGGAAGATGCACATAGGTATTGCCGGAGCCGGTGCGCAAATGAAGAATGCAGCAAACATATAACAAAAACCTATAAGTATCAAGGAGTATGCCGGTTGTCACTTTTGAAAAATACGCCAGATTGTGAAGGGTTTATCTCTACAAGGGCAAAGAAAGAGGAAGGCAAAAATGTATAGATGGAAAAACGGAACATACGACCATATAAAAGCAGATATCCAAAAGAGCATAAAAATTGACAAGGAAACAGCAGAGATAATAGAAAGCTGCCAAGGGCGCAGCTTTTCAGACAAGATCCGGAACATGGCAGGAGAATACAAGAGAATGAAAAACGATCCGGAAAAGGTAATACAAAGTACGTACTAAGTATTACAAAATTCATGAGGAGGCGAGAGGACATAAAGACAGAGGAAACGGAACGCCTAGAGCGCAATATAAGATCAGCAACCCACAAAATGGGCGTATACGGTTGTTTTGAGGTAACAATAGGAATTAGCGGATCCGAGCGTGTGGACTACATAACATATGATACTAAAGGGATTTGGCGTTGCTATGAAATAAAGGTTTCTAAAGTGGATTTTCACAGCAAGGCGGCGAAAAGTTTTGTAGGTAACTATAATTATTATGTCATGCCGCAAAGCCTCTATGACACCGTAAAAGCGGAAATACCGCATAACATAGGCGTATATATTGGTGGCGAGTGCGTGAAAAAAGCCAAGAAAAAACCGTTAGCAATTGACGAGAATATTTTAAAAGACAGTATGATCCGATCGTTGTTTAGAGATAGTGACAAACTGTATAAAGCCGGTAACGAGCATCTTATAGACCGGCTGAATACGGAGATAAGAAACCTTAAAAACAGGGCATCGGAAACACAAAGAGAATACAACCGGCTATATTTTGCGGTCATGGAGAAATACGGATCCGCAGAGGCAAGGGAATTAAGTAGAGAAGATTAAACCGGCAGCAGGATAAAGCCTGCTGCCTACAATGAATGAAAGGCAGGTATAATATGGCAAGTGGAAAGGCTTGTATATGTGAAAATAAAGATAAAAGTAATTGGGTAGTTATTCACTATAAACATAATCATTCAGCGTTTGAAAGTCCGAAGTATGGAGAGCATCCAAGCAATTATTCAATGGTGCAATGTACTAAGTGCCTTATGACATGGAGTACAAAGGCAAAATACGTTGATGAACTACGAATAAAAGAGAATTAGGAGGCTTATATGAAAAAGAACAATTTAGCTTATATATGTAGTCCGTACCGAGGGAATGTATTACAGAGGATCCGCAATATACGGTATGCAAGAGAAATAACAAAGCACGCAATAATGTTAGGCTATGCACCGGTTACAACACACTTATATCTAACACAGGTATTTAATGACGAAAACCCAAAGGAACGCAGGCAGGGATTAAGAACAAGCAAAGAAATATTAGCAACCTGCGAAACAATCATCATAGGCGCACGCTATGGAATATCTGAAGGTATGGCGGCAGAAATTAAAGCAGCACAGGAACATAATACAATTATTATAATCTAAGGAGGCAGGTATGGTACACGCATTAAAAACAGATTCAAGTTATTTTGAACATTCGGCAGCAGGTTTAAAAGGCTTTGAGGTAAGAAAAAACGATAGACCATATAAAGCAGGTGACTATATAGTGCTTAACGAATGGATAAATGATAATTACACCGGAAGATTCATATTACACCGTATTATTTATATTTTAGAGGATCCGCAATATTGCAAAGAGGGATACATAATTTTAGGTCTAGCACCATGCGCAATCAGAGAAAACAACGATCCGTTTTCAAGAGGCATACAAATACCGGTATATGATAGGGAATTTGAAAGGAGATTGTAAAATGTGCGATACATTAGGCTATAAAAATTTCTGCATGGCATGTAAAGAGAGCATCCAGAGAGAGAAAGACACAATTTGCACTAACAAGGGCAGCAGGCTTTATGGTTTGGTTGTCAACCAAGTTTTAATGGCACCGTGTTATAAAGCAAAGAGCGAGGCAGAACAGGCAAAGAGGAAACTACAAGCGATATTCGCAGAGGATCCGGATCTTAAAGCAGCCTTTAAGGAAACACTGGACGAACTAAGAAAGCCGGAGAACATAGCGAAACAGGCAAAGGAAATATGCGCCGTTTTAGCAGCGATGCAAGAGGTAAGGGACAGGAGGCAGCAATGAAAGAGATTATAGCGGATTTGACACCGTATTTTACGGAGAAATTAAAGAGTGATGGCAGCGTAGCCGGTGCCTATATCACAGTAGACGAAAACGAGGAAATAAAGGCTATTGAAGTGAAGTTTAAAGAAGGATTGCCGCAAGATGTAAAAAATATCATATTGCGAAACATAGGAAGTAACCTGCTTGATATGTGCGCAGAAACGGAAGAAAGAAACGAGCAGGATGGCTTTTTGGAACTCATGGACGGTATGCAGCTAAAGGAGTGGAAACAATGATAAATGGAGGAACCAACAAAACTATTAGCCAAGATACAATAAAGAAACTAGAAAAGAAATTTGAAGAACTGGTTAGTATGGATATTTATCAAAGAACCTATAACGCACTATACGAAATGGGAGCCAGTACGGACATTATAAAGGCGTTTGAGGCATACAAAGGCGCACCGCTGAAAACATTGAATGAGGGCGTGGAGTGGGTGAAGTTATGGCAGCAGGCTATATTTGCAGAAATAATGAAAGAGGCGTATTTATTAAGCGAGAGGCAGCAGGCAAACCAGACGGAAAAAGAGTTGTTAAGCGACACATGGAAAAAGATGTTGAGTTAAGGAGGCAGTTATGGCAAAGAAAATAGGAATCACAAGAGCGCAGTATAAGGGCGTTAAACGCATGGATCATAAGCAGATGGAGGATTTTATTGTAAATCTGTATAACGATGGTTTTAATGACGGAAAAGAGGCAGCAGGCACCAAGAGGATCAAGCCTTCGGACATTGCAGTTGCGATAATGGAAGTAAAGGGCATTGGAACAAAGAAAGCAGCCGAAATCATGGCGGCGGTAAACAAATTGTATGAAGGAGGCAGGAATGAACAGACGGCAGAGGAAAAAACAGTTTAAAAAGCGGTTTGGTGTAAATCCACCGAAAAATTTAAGCATCCGCACGGCAACAATAATTATGCAGCACAGGAAAACCATAACAGCAACGTTTGAACGGCTTAAAAAGGCAATTTTAGACTTGTGGGAAATGATTAAAAAGCCTGCCTTAGAATTGGCAAAAGCATTAAAGGAAATTGCAGTAAGGGCATTAGCACCGGAGAAAAGGAAAATAATGCAGTATGAGGCAATAACAGACTTCCAAACAAAGGTAAGGTTGCAAATGCGGCAGCAGGAAAAGGAGAGGTTAAGAATTGAAGGCGATTTTAACATACACAACCATGATAGAAAATAAGCCGGTAGAACATACAAAACTTTTCGATACCGATAAGGCAAAGAAAATTTGTGATGTAAACAATACGTTTGGTAATGCGGTACAGGAAATTTACATAACCGACAAGGGCGTGATATTTTATTACGGCATAAACGACAGAGAATTAAAGATTGCAGATCAGAAAATAGCCAAAGAGTGGATTGGAAAGAATGAGCCGGAAAAGTATATAAAATTTTTCGGGGAAGTGGAGGAAGGCTGACAATGGCGGTAACAAAGGAAATCAAAGAAACAATAGCAGTAACCATTGACGAGGTATTTAGAAAAATGAATAGTATTTCATGGTTGGAGCGACAAAAAGCCATGAAGGACGAGGCATTTAAAAACACTGAAAAGATTCTATACTGCTACAACATTCTGAAAGAACACGTAGCGGACGAAAAAGAGTATATAGGAATGATGCAGAAATCCAAATCATGCAGCGTGGTTAGATACTCTAAAAACAAGGTGGAGAAACCGGACGAGGATCAGTTATTGGAGGACAGGATAGCATCATACAACCGCAGTAAGTCCGATGTGGAACGGATAGAAAAAGCATTGGAGAAAATCAAGGGAAAAAAAGGCTTTGAGGTTATAGACATGCGGTATTTCCAAAAGAAAAAAAGGAAAGAGGGAGGAAAGACCATAGAAGAAACTTATACATATGAGCAAATAGCAGAAACGTTGGCAGGGCAGCAGGGTTATAACGAGAACCTAAACGAAAAGACCGTGAGGAATTATAAAAATTCCTTAGTTCGTGATATGGCAGTATTTCTTTTTGGTTCGGATGCAATATAAAGAAAGAGAGGTTAACAAATGAATAATACAGTAAAAAGGCTTGACGTGAACAAAATATTAGGAATATGCAACGAGAGTATGAACGGATTAAATGGCGTTGATACAATGGAACATGTTTACAAGCAGATAGGGGAATGGATACAAGCAAATGCAAAGGCGTTAGCGGCTGATACGATAACAGAACAGTCAGTACCGATCCTGCTAAATATAAGTATTGACAATGCAATAGTAACAATCGAAAAGCGTAACAGGTTTTACGTCATGGAAAGTTAAGGGTTTTTAATGACAGCAGGACTATTGACAACACGCCCGATTTGCCGCCCTTTACAAGTCTGTTTAACTATGTTAGAATAATTACAATTTAAAAGTTTGCAAATTAAAGTGTGGCGTTTTCCGTAAGAAAATAGCCGCACTTTTTTGTGTGGAGGTGTATAAAAAAATGGCGTTAATGAAATATTGCAATAGAAACGGCTGCAATAAATTAATTCCGCAGGGCGAAAGATATTGTAAATTACATACAACAACAAAGACCGCAGAGAATAAGGAACGGCACAAAGAATATGATGCACATTGCCGGAACCAGAAGGCAAAAACTTTTTATAATAGCGCAGCATGGAGAGCGGCAAGGGCAAGGGCGTTAGCAAGGGATACCAACATAGACATATATTTATACACCACGCAGGGCGTGGTAGTGCCTGCCGATACAGTGCATCACATTATAGAACTGACAGAGGACTATACAAAGCGGTGTGACATTGACAACCTCATAAGCATATCAGAGGCAACGCACAGCATGTTAAGCAAGGCATACAAGGACGACACAAGGAAGGCACAGACACAGCAGACACTAAGGGAGTGCATAAGGACATACAAGGCTATGAGGGGGTAGGGCGCACCGAACGACCGTTCGCACATGCGGAGGGTAGGGGGTGCGAAAAAGTTTTAAGGCGGTCACACCAAGACCGCAGCCCCCCTAAATTTGCGCAAAAACTCCCTAAATGAACTTTTTTTGAAAGGGGGTTTTGACGTATGGCAAGACCAAGGGAACCGATCGACCTGATAGCCGCAAAAGAGCGTAAACACCTGACGAAACAGGAATATGAAGACCGCAAGAATACAGAAGTGACAGCACCTTCGGACAACATAAAACCTCCCTCTTTTTTATTAAAAAAAGAGCGTGAAAAGTTCGAGGAAATAGCAGGACAGTTAACAGCTATAAATATAATGACAAATCTTGATTGTGACGTACTTGCAAGATACATAAGAGCCGAAACGGAGTATATAAAGGTTACTAAGCAGCTTGCAAAAATAAAATTCACGCCGGACAAAAAAAGCACCGTGCCGGAAGATGCACAGCTTGCGGAACAATACGCACAATATAATTACTTATCCAAAATTCAAAATAGGTTTATGAAAGCCTGCAACGAAAACGCAAAGGAATTAGGCTTGACGATTTCGAGCAGGTGCCGGTTGGTGATACCGAAAGAAAAAGAAGAAAAGCCGAAAAATAAATTTACGAAACATGCGTAAGGGCTTATGGGAAACAGGATATTAAAGACGCAGGATCGGCTATCACGGTTTGCGGAACAAAACCTAAAGAACAAAAAAGAATTTGGAGAAGATGCAAGACTGGCATTTAAGAGGCATTTAGACGACCTCAAACGGTCAGAAAAAAACGATCCAACTTTTCCGTATAGATTCGATCCGGAAAAGTCGGAGGACATCATAGAACTTGCAAATAAACTAACCATAGCGGAGGGTGAGGGTGACGAAATATTTACATGCGCCGGATTCCAAGAATTTATTTTAGGATCCCTTTTCGGATGGGTGCATAAGGAAACCGGAAAACGCCGCTTTACGGATAGTTACGTGCAAATAGCAAGGCAGCAGGGAAAGAGCGTATTAAATGCCATATTAGGAATTAAATGCAGTAATTTTGACAACTACAATTACGGTCAAATTTACTGCACCGCCACAAAGTCAGATCAGGCAAGAGTTGTATTAAACGAAATTGCAAAATTTATCAATGCAGATACAGACCTGCAGGAATTATTTACAGTAAAGGATTACAAGAGCGAAATAACCGGAAACATCACTAATACGGTCATTCGTGCGTTGGGGCGTGATACAAAGTCAATAGACGGTTACAGACCGTATTTAGGCATTGTAGACGAATACCACGCCCACAAAGACAACCAAATGTACAAACTTCTTAAAGGTGGTACAAGGAAGTTAAAACAATCGTTAATATCGGTCATAACAACCGCAGGTTTTAACCTCAATGCGCCCTGTTATGAATTATTCAAATATTGCCGGAGGGTTTTGCGTGGGATAGACGTAAACGACCGGCAATTTATTTATATTACGCAGATGGATACCGGCGATGATATTTGGGATCCGAAAAACTGGATCAAGTGTTGCCCTCTAACCGGAAACGATCCGGAACTGGTTTCACAAATGCAGGAAGATGCCAAAAAAGCTAAATCAATGGGCGGTGAGGAATTAAGGGATTTTCTAACGAAATCGCTTAACATATGGATTACAAATTCAGAAACGGCATTCATTGATCTGGCAGAATGGGAAAAATGTGCAACCGGCAGGACACTGGAAGATTTCAGAGGGCAGAAAGCGATCGCAGGTCTGGACTTGTCAAGCGGCGGCGATCTAACCTCACTTGCACTGGAATTTCCCTATGAGGATCCGGAAACCGGCGACAAGAAATATTATATTTATTCCCATTCATTTATACCAAAAAGACGGATGCAGGAACACATGGACACACAGGACAATGCGCCATATGTCATATGGGAAAACGCCGGATTATTAACAGTAACAACGGCAGCAGGCGGCATTAAGACAGATTACAAAACGATATTGGCGCACCTGCACCGCATTATAGATACATACGACATTGATTTGACGGCGATTGGATACGATCCACATAACGCAAGCGCATTTTTAGCGGATCTTGAAGATTTCGGATGCGATTTGGTGGAGATCAAGCAATCCGCAAGGAGCCTAAACGATGCAACCGAAGATTTCAGGCTTGAAGTAAAGGCACACAATATAGAGTACAACGAGGATAACAAGTTGTTAACACGTTCCATGAATGATGCTATTTTATCCGATCCTAACAGTTTCGGAGAAATTAAAATAGATAAAATGCTACAAAAGAACAGGATAGATCCATGTGATGCCGTCCTCTGCGCACACAAGTTAGCAATGGGCGCAGAGGTTGAGGAAATTACAACAGATCAGAGTGTGGAGGCATATCTAAGAATGTTCGAGAAGGAGGCAGGTGAAAATGAAAATTGAACATATTTGAAAGAATTAAAAACATGATTACATACCGGAGCGCAAGACCGGCAGCAGACCTAAACGATGAAAGCTTACTTGAATGGTTGGGAATATCGGGAACACCGAAAAAACTAATCAGCGAGGTAACTTATTTTACCTGCCTTAAAATGCTATCGGAAACATTAGGGAAAATGCCGATCAAGTTTTATCAGCAGACGGATAAGGGAACCGAGAGGGCAGAGCCAAACGCAGCATATGACCTATTGAAAACAAGACCAAACCCACAAATGACACCTACAACTTTTTGGGGTACGGTAGAGAACAACCGGAACCATTACGGCAACGCTTACGTTTGGATCCGGAGGCAGTTTGAAAAAAAGAAGTACGGCGGCGAATTAAGCATAAAAGACCTTTGGATCATGCCTTCGGAAGATGTAACGATTGTAATAGACGATAAAGGCGTATTTGGAGCCGCAGGCGATATTTACTATTGGTATCAGGATAAATATAGCGGTGAAAGCCATGTATTCCCTTCAGCGGACGTTATGCACTTTAAAACGTCAATGACGTTTGACGGGTTAAGCGGCGCACCGGTAAGGGATATTTTAAAGGCAACCATTGAAGGCGGTCTGCAAAGCCAAACATTCATGAATAATCTTTACAAGGGCGGCTTGACGGCAAGAGCGGCATTACAATACACCGGCGATTTATCCCCGAAACTGGAAAGGCAGTTGATAGAAAAGTTAGAAAGCTATGCAAACGGAGCCAACAACGCCGGTAAGTTTATACCGATCCCGATCGGGATGAAATTAGAGCCGCTAAACATCAAATTAACGGAAAGCCAGTTTTTCGAGTTGAAGAAATACACCGCCCTGCAAATAGCCGGTGCGTTTGGCATAAAGCCGAACCAGATAAACGACTATGAAAAAAGCAGTTACGCAAACAGTGAAATGCAGAACATATCATTTTACATTGATACCGCACTGTACATATTGAAACAGTACGAGGAGGAAATCAACTATAAAATACTGGATCCTAGTGAAGTGCGGCAGGGCAAGTATTATAAATTCAACGAAAATGTTATTTTGCGTACCGATGCCAAAAGTCAGGCAACAATATTAACCGGATATGTGCAGAACGGCATATATACACCAAACGAGGCTAGATCCTATATGGATAAGCCGAGAATGGAAGGCGGTGATGAACTGATTTGTAACGGCAATTATATCAAGGTGGCGCAGATAGGCATAGAGGAAAAGAAGGAAGGAGGAGAAAATGGCTAAAACAGTTTTAGAGTTGCGCAAAAAAGATAAAAACAAC